TTAATCTATCACCCGGCTGAGAAATTGGTGTCATACTTGGTGGCGGTGCAGTTAATAATGCTCCAAGCCCAGCAGCTCCACCAGCAATAGCTGATGCTTTAGGATTTGATAATAATGCATTTATTCCACTTGGACCTTGATTACCAACAATGTTAGAAGCTGTCTGACCATATATTTGTCCATATGTTGTATTTGCTTCAGGCCCTAAATTTAATTTACCTAACTGGCTTGGCGTTATTGAGCCCGTTTCTGGCAATTGACTTATTGGTGATGCTGTATCCCAATACGATGGATTAGAAATAATAGATTGTCTTGTGGCATCTGTTGCAACATTAGCTGCACCTTGATTCATCGCGGCTTGAGTTTCAGGAGATAAGTTGGTCGCTGGTGTACCTCCACCAAAAGAACCAGCAGCATATCCACCTAAACCACCCATCAACGCAGATTGTACTGGATCTCTACCAGTTAATTCTCCAGCAGCCCCTCCTAATGCGGCACCGGTTAATCCTGTTGCAGTTGCAGCACTTGTTAAACCCAAATCTAAAGCGCCACCTTCCATAAGAGCAGGCGCGAGTTCAGGAGCCGCTATGCCAGCTGCGATCATTAAACCTGTATCAAGTAAGTTACTATTATTGCCTGACATAAATTTCCTTAAATTATTTAAATTTTACTATTTATACAGCCGTTCCGCTACTGTTTACCCATTTTGACCCACTCCACCATATTGGATATCCAAGTGTGGTATCAAAAAATACTTGTCCCGTTAACAAATTCTGAATCGGGCGCTGAGGTGTGCTTCCATAATTAGGCGTAGAAATAGCATAAGAGAAGTTATTTAACTGATTAAAATACAATCTTAACTGGCTCAATACCTGATTATTATGTTCAGCATTATATTCAGCAGGTGCAACAGGCAAGTTCGGTGGTGCTGGATTTAATGGAATCCCGTTATATTGTTTAACATTAAGATTCGTCATCTTCTACCATCACTTCTTACATCATATCTTGGAGTGCCTAATTGCCAAGCAACACCTAAACTATTAGAACTAATCTTAAATGCCATTTGACGGCCTCTTAACCTTGTATAAACCTGTCCTGTAAACTGGTTTACTGTATACTCTGGTGCAGCAGAAAAGTCATTTCCGCTAGTAACCTGTGGATTATCCGCGGCTGTGTATAATGTTCCAGAATTCTGGCGTGGAACTAAAGTAATATTAACGTACGGATCATTTACAGTTGAGCCGTTAAAGTTTACATCTGGCAACATCCTCCACACAAATCCAAAATGCTGACCAGCATCACTTGGATTAACCTCTACATCTGATGATTGTATGTAAGCATTAATTGGTACAGCCGTTCCTGTTGATACATCGTCATTTCCATTTTCATGCAACAACAACCGACTATTATAGTCAGCAGCAATAGGATATACCTTAACAGGTGAACTTAGCCAAGCAGTTCTAGCAAGCTGTCCATAATACCAAACATTATCTAAATAGTTATAAACCACATACCGATTAATTGTAGTTGAATTAGCAGAACAGTAATACCACCATACTTCATTAAATGCCTCATTAGATCCAGAAAATATTTGGAATGACTGTTGCATATTAATATCATCAAAAATATATTGTTTTAATGCACAAGGTAGTGTTTGTACTATACCTGTATATGTATAGAACTTACCATTACCCATCCAATATGTAATATTATTTATAGTTATCATGGAGTTAGGAGAAAGTATCGAAATATTATCCATTAATAATTGGAATCCCCAAACATATGGAGTTCCAATATATTGCATAGAATAAATAGAAGTATCTGTCCACACCAATATCTCTTGACGCGTTGCTCTTGCACCAACAATATAAGATCCGTTTGATAATGCAAATTCACCGGCCTGATTCGTTAATGCTGGTACCCATTGATATGGATTAGCCTGATCCGACCATCTAACCAATAAAGGATTAAATGTCGTATTTGGAGTATTGGGTTGATATGGATTAGATCCAAAAGTAATAATAAACTCTTGAATTGCAGAAGAAATCACCTGATTGGTTGCATTAGGAATAAATGAGCCAGCATAAGAATAAGAATACGAACCTGAACTTGCACTTGTGGTTGCATTTGATATAGGTACTGATGTAGACCCCGTAGAATAAGCACTTGTGATATATGTTCCAGCAGGAATACCTGTGCCAGTTATATACATAAATGGATAAATAAATGCTGCATTCGTGGCAGAAACTGTAATTGTAGTTACACCAGAACTAAAAGTAGAATTATCTGTTAACGCCTGAGCATAATTTGCTAATGTCTGTAATGATTGCGCCCTAGTTCCGAGTGCAGCTATAACACCATTTGTATAATATCCACTTGCTTGCCAATAATATAAGGATCCACCACGCGGTGCTATTACCAAATCCTGCCCGTAATTATCATTAGTCCATAAGCGAAGTTGAGATGAAATACCTGTTGCATAAGGTAATCCCCATCCACCAGCACCCCAAGGACTTGATCCCCAGCCGTTTGCTGTATTTGCTATATTTAAACCAATCGGGTATTCATATTGTACAGAAACTGTTCCACCGCCCGTAGCACTAGAGGTTGCCGTTGTTGCCGCTGTAATTTTATATTGTGTTGAACTTACAATACTAGTAACTGTATACTCACCACTAATTAAAATGCCACCAACCGATGAAGCACCAGAATAAATAATATAATCGCCAATATTTGGGCTATAGTTGGAATCTGTTACTGTTACAAGTTTTGAACCACTTACTGTTGTAAATGGATTGGTTAATGTATCAGAATAAACAATAGGTGTTATATCGTTATAATATCCACCTTGTTCTACATAATATTTTAAATTCGTGCCTAATCCTAAAAGACTAGCGCCCGCTAATGTCGTCCAACTCCATAAAGATCTACAGATTCCTTGAAATTGAAGTGCAGAATATTGTATCCAACCACCAATTTTTTCTGCAAGACCAGACCTAAATCTTACAAAATTGCCGTCATACCATCCTCCTGTATTGGAATAAATCGTGCCTTCACGATACATTCCCGGACGTAACAGAAGTTTTGCTAAAGGCATTTACGCCACCATGCGAATAGCGTTTAATTCTACTCTTGAAACTCTATTTAACCAGCCTTTTTCATAAGTTGGATTATGCAAACCTTTGTAAAATTTTTCTTTTTCATCTGTATATCTTTCAATAACTTGCTTTACTGGAATTGCATGAATTGCAGATATAGTCATAGGACCCATAGCACCATCCGCAGTTACACCCACAGCACTTTGTAATAGCTTTATTGCTCTACCAGTACCAGCATTAACTGCAAAATCAAATGCCATATAATCAATCGGCGTAGGCAATTCATCGCCATGTACTACATCCCAATATTTACGCTTATAAAAAGGTGTAACTTGTTCCGCTGTTAAAGCCTTCATATCATTCCAAGTAACTGGATGTCCAACAAAAGCTTCCCAATTAGCCTGAGTTACACCAAGATTGGTTGAGCCAGCGCGGCCGTCAGGTAAATGGTTGCCGGCATCTGTGGTTTGTGTTTCAAAACCACCTTCGTCTTTTAATACTAATTCTAGGGAATTTTTAAAATTATCAATCATTTTAGTGGAGTAGAGTTATGTAACATTTCAGATTGTTTTTCAGAATGGGATGAACTACCAAAGTAAAAACTTACTATTGCTGTCCAAGCAGTTCCAAGTGAACCTAACATAAGAAGCAAAGCATCGGATTTTGTAACATTATCAGTCATTAAACCTACCAAAATACCAAAAAAACCAATAGTTACACCGATTGCTAATATTGCTGGAATAGATGACTTTGTTGCTGTCTGCATGTCTCTAGCAGATTTACGATCATCTACAGCTAATTGTTCAAAATTTAAACCTAATTCTTGTGCTTTTGCTTTTAATGCAATCTCAGCTTGTTGAATCGCTGCAACTTGATCGCCCGTTAATTTATTTGTTTCTACTGTCTTTTGAATATCATCGCTATTCATACCTAATGCAGATTCAAGAGCAGAAACAGCCATACCAGCTACAGGACTTCCTAAACACGTTGCTACAGTCGGCGCTAATTTTTCAATAGTATCTAACCAACTCATATCAATCCTTTAATAGAATAATTAACATCATACAAATTAATGCAAACATTGTCCACCATTTAAAAAGTTCATCATCCACGGACTATATCTTTCTTGGTTCGGACTATTACTTTATGTTCTTTGTCAAATTTTGGTTTAGGTAATTTTACTTTTTCTAGTTCTTTAATCTCAAAATGTAAATAAATTACATACGACCAAATAGCCAACTCAAATAAAAATACAACAAACCAATACTTAACCCAGCTCATACAAGATTAAAATAAAACAACAAACTAGTAATAATAAAAGCAGCAAACCAACAATAAAACTGCACTCGCCTTACATCTTCAAGTTTATGCCCGTAATACTTCTTACTTTCTTGATGTTCTTTCTCAACTACTGCTTTTAATTCTAAAACCTTGTTCCATTCTTTAGCACCATACTTAGCTTTAAATTCTTTTTCAGCTTCGTTTTCTGCTTGAATAATGGCACTCTGATTTTTATACTCTTGAATTGCTCGATAGATCATCGAGTTTTCCATCGCTTCTTCATGGATTTTGTGCTTCTTTCGTGCTTCTAATTCTTGTAAAGCTACTTCTGTTCCATCTTTTTGTATATTCTCAATAGACTTGGTAAGTTTTTTCCCAGCTTGCCTACTTTGTTCTAAGCTATCAGCTAATGAACTTGCTCCTTCAGCAATAGGATTGAACTCAGCCATTTCATTTCATTAGATAATGCTTGATCAAATCCACCACAAACTCTTTTCCAAATAAAACTGAAAATATAACAACATACAGCATATATTCAATTTTTTGCATACGCTTAGTACCATTAGCAAATGCTTTTTGTATACCTTCATATCTCTCTGCACAAACTTGCTCATGGACAGAAAGCCTTTTATCTGTATCGTGTACGATAGATTCGATTCCATCCATGAGAAGTTCCATTACTGTACTGTAGATTCAGTAGGTTCAGCAGGTGCTTCTTGCTGAATTTGAGGTGCTACTTGAGTTTGTACTGCATTGATCAATTGTGCAACTTCAGTAAAAGGTTTAGTACCTAAATAACCAAGAATTGCATTGACGAGTTCAACTGTTAAATTTACGGATTGCATCATTGTTCCTTAAAAATATAGGCAAAATTACCTAAAAACATTATATACAAAATTAAGATTGTGACCAAGGCAAAGGTGGCTGTACGACAGTTGGATTAATCAAATTATTTAAATTTGTATTAACAGCACTTTCTGTAGCAGTTTGGTCTACACCATTAGCCCAGCACCATTCAACAACTTGTGATTGAGTTAATTGATTGTAAGGTGTAAATGATCCACCTTCTGCTGGTTCAGGGAATGTACAAGTTCCATATACGCTATTTGTAAATTCTATAGGTGGAGTTGCTGTATTTGATTCTGTACCTGTGCATCTCCATCCTGCTGTTAATACTACTTCTGAATGACCATTAATGGTTTGTGTTGATGCATCCATCCAGTCGATTGTCCAGTTAATTGTTGCTGACATATTAAACTCCTATTTTCTGTTTAAGTTGATTTACTTCTGCTGTTAGTGATTCAATTAATGCTTGTTGATCTTGTATTGCTTTTACTAATGTTGGGATCATATCGCCCATTTTTAAGCCAAGTTTAGTCACACCTTCATCATACTTAAAGTCGCCAACTAAATCAGGTAATACTTCTTGAACTTCTTGTGCAATAAATCCAGCAACATTTGTGCCTTCATGTGCTGTTTGATCTATCCAATCAAAGCGTCTTGGTTGGAGTCTCATTACTTCTGCTAAACCTGTTTCTAATGGCTTAACGTTTGTTTTAAGAGATTGATCAGAGATAGCCACAATAGACGTTGCCGTGGCATGAACAGTACCAGCCATATCTACATAAAAACGATAAGCACTAGCACCTGTTGAATAAACTTCATAAGTTGTTGATGCACTTGTTGAACCAGATAATCCACAATTAACATAGCCTGATTGTGCAACTTGAAATCCTGTTGCTGTTGGGGCAGATGATGTTCTACCTACTAATAAATTACCACTAGAATCTAGTGTCATGGCTTGAGTCCAACTAATTGCTGAACCTGAACCACTTGCTCCTGCATTAAACCAGAAATGACTTCCAGCATTTTGTTCATAATCAGTTGCAGCACCACTTACACCACGTTTCCATCCACTATTGTAATAAGCATTATTTGTTAAATGCCAATCTGTGCTATCGTTTTTTACAAACCATTGTTGTCCTAATCCTGCCACTTCAAAAGATTTCCAACCTGATAATGATGAACTAGGAGTAACTCCAAGTCCTAGATTGCCTGATGTGTCAAGCGTCATTTGTTTTGTTGTATTAGTCCAAAATTGAAGTGGATATGCACCAGTACCATAAATATTGCCTGAATAAGCACTACCAAATACGCTTCCTGTACTATTGTCTAATGCAAAATAAAACTGTTGTCCACTATTTGTTGCTTGAAATCCACTAGAATTTGTTGTTCCTGTTGAACAAATATATTGATTTCCTGAAGTTCCATAAACTTCTAATAAATGGGTAGGACTACTTGTACCTATTCCTAGATTGCCAGCAGATGTAAACCTAGCAACTTCTGTACTGGCAGTATTTATACTTATATATGATGAACTACCACCTTTCAATACTATTTGTTGAGCAGCTGCACCATCACCACGCAATTGTAATCCACCACCAGCATTACCATTTAAATAAACAGAATTATTTGACGCATAACTAGATAATGTTCCATCTACGTTATATAAAGTAGTGTTATATGCTTGAGTAATGCCATTAACAGTTAATCCACTTGTTGAAGAATAACTCAATGTACTTGCAGAACTAAAAGCACTTGTACCATTACCATAAGGAATATATCCTGATGTTAATGTTGTTAATCCTGTGCCACCATAAGCAACACCAAGAGCATTAGTTAAATTAAGTGTATTAGCCGTTAAAGTTGTGCCGTTAAATGTTAAATTACTTGATTGTGCAATTGCTGATGTGCTAGATGCATAAAATATTTGATTAGCAGTAAACGCAGTTAAACCTGTACCCCCTGAAGAAGTTCCAAGTGTACCTGCCAAAGTAACTGCTCCTGCTGTTGCAGTAGAAGGAGTTAATCCTGATAAAGATGTTTGAAATGTTGTTACCGCAACACCACTTAGTGTTGACCATTGTGGTGCAGTACCACTCGATGTAAGAATCTGTCCATTTGTTCCAATAGCAAGTTTAGATAAGGCTGTACCTGACGCATAGTAAGGTAAGTCACCTGCTGTGT